GGGTGATCTGTTTTCGGTTCAGTTGCGAACCGGTGCCTTAAAAAGCACAAATTGGTCTGTTCTATAACAGGTCAGCAACACCCTCTTAACATCACTTGGAGATCCAAATGTCTTGTCTTCTGAACCTTAGTTATATGTCCAGTTCGACAATTCATAGCCTCATTGAGGCTCTCCATGATGATGTTGATGAGGGGGTGCCTCGGTCCCTACAGATGTTGGAAGCCTGTAGGCTCGAGCTTGGGAAGCGTGACACGTCCGTAAGGACTGCTTCCCCGGTACTGCACCAAAAGCCGTCAGGATGGGAGTTAATCCCATTCCAATGGTATAGCCTTCGTTGTCCTCTGTTCAGGAGTTTTAATGCTCCTATCATTGGGCCTCAGAAGGATGGACTTAAACCATGAGCCTAACTATCACGAAGCCATTCGCTGGTAATATCTTTAGCGCTCAGTATCCGTTTTTAAATCAGACGTATGCTGAATCGCTTGAAGATACCAACAGTGATGTAAGGTCACCTTTAAAAGTGACGCCTCGGGGCAGCTGGAGGCCTCCAACCAGTTACGCACGTTATACCGATACCGGCAGTGTTGATACTTATAATGCTGCCGGAACAGATCGGTGGGGCGACGGAATTGGTGTAGGCTTTGCTACGAATACCTGGTCAGGTGCTCGTAATAGCTCAGGTTTCTGGAGAAAGGACCCACCTATCTTTCCAAGTGAATTGGAAGATAAGGCAATCACCCGCGCTCTTCTTAAGCTAAAGAACGAGAAGGTTAATCTCGCTCAGGCTTTCGCAGAACGTGGGCAGACTGTTCGGTTGGTCGGGGATAATATTTCCCGGCTAACTGAATTTGTCCTTGACTTCAGGCGGAGACGCCGCAAACTCCTCTCAGGTGAGCTGTTCCAGGAATTCCTGGCAGTTCAGTATGGGTGGAGGCCTTTCCTTCAGGATTCATACGGCGCCGTTAAAGCGTTGCATGAGAAGGAACAGGAAGCGGGTCGTGGTAGGGTTACCGTAAAAGCATCCGTAAAAGAACACGAGATGATCGACGAGTGGCTCTCAGATAGCGCTAATACTACTATCTGGGATTTCATCCGTAGGTCTCGCGTGGAATTTAAAGGTGCGATTAGACTGGATTTTGTACAGTCAAACGGTGCCCCTATCGGGCCCTTCACGCAGTTGGGTTTGACAAACCCTGCTGTAATTGCGTGGGAGCTCACTCCGTGGTCCTTTGTTGCGGACTGGTTCATCCCAATAGGCGATTATTTATCGCTTTTAGATGCCACCCTAGGGTGGGATTTCTTGGGAGGATCATTTTCGCAAAAGGTTACGCTGGACTACCATCCTGTAAACGCCTCTGTACGATACGACCCCAACAAACCGTACGATAGGGATACCTATTGTAACGTGTCTGGAAGTGGTCGCCGCATGAGGTTTAATAGGAAGGTGTATAGCGTGCCGCCCTTTCCTAATCGTCCTCATTTGAAGACGGGTAGGAGTGGGCAACACGTTGCTAATGGTATTGCCCTCCTTATGGCCGCTATTACTGGTCATCGTGGGGCACGTTAGCAACGTTCAGCTCTGTCCAGTTTATGGGCAGCCTTTACCTCCATCCTGGAGATATATGACGTGCCATCTATTAGCACGATTGTTGTAGCTGACGCAGCATCCACCCCCGTTAACCATACCTTTAATAAGGTAAAAGTTATTGGGGACACCGCCTACTTTGTGGAGCAAAGTTCGTCAAGTGCCCTTGGTTATTGGGCACTTACAATGACGAACCGGGCCCCACTTCCTGGGCAGACCGAGAAGATTTACAGGAGCAAGATTTCTCTTGTGGTTCCTGTAGTCTCCAGTGAGACGATCAATGGAATTGCTCGTCCCAAGCTCGAGTACACCCTCCGTAGTAATGTTGAACACATTATTCCGGCGGAAGCGACTCTACAGAACCGAAAAGATCAGCGAAAGCTGCTTGTCGGAATCCAGAATGACACTAGCTTTGTGTCTATGGTTGAAGATCAACTGAACGTCACCTGATGCCCATTAATATGGATATCAAAGTGATCATTAAGTGGCTCTTCAGCCTGCTTCTGGAAACTATTGCAGAAAAGGCTCGTCATCATGATGAGTCTGCTTCTCAGTAGTCTTCTGTATTTTCCCGTCAACTCCTATGAGGTTATAACCCATGAAGTCACGAAAAGTTGCTGGTCCTTTGAAGGACCTGTACCGACAGTCTGCTTGCCAGGCAAACCAAATTGCAGCGGGTATTTATACCGCGGCAAATACTCAGAAATCGAAGGAGCTTCGCCTTCTTTTAGAAGGTGGAGATTACTCTTCGATTGTATCTGCTTCGGTAGATCCCACGGACTACGTCCGGGGGAGCTCGCCGAATGTAGATACGTTCAAGCGGGACTACCTCTGTGTCGAGCTGATGTCCAAATTCCCGAATTGGGAACTAGGTATCGATCGCGCAGCTGTAGCCCTCAAGAAGTTCTCTGAGGTGGAGGAGCATCTCACTCACCTAAAGTTCATGAGCAATCCTCGAGTGGTTGTAGGACAAAGTTCCACAACCATGCATGCTGTTATTATGACAGCACGCAGAAAGATCGAGAAGATGCTTGGTGAGCTGGATGTGAATGAGGTATACTCCTTCTTCGCGTTTGGCCCTGGGGCCTCGACTTCTCAGTCAAGGCGGCGTAGTGATGCTGCGTTCAAGTTTGGGGCACCAAGACCCCATCTGACGTACAATGCCGTACCACTCGCGGATGCGTTATCGCATATGCATCCGACTTGGCGGTTTACTGCCGAGGTAGTGAGTGGGAGTCGGCTAGTCACCGTTCCAAAGAACGCAAAGACCGATCGTACCATCTGTATCGAACCTGATCTGAATATGTACTTTCAGAAAGGTTTGGGTAAGGTGATTCGGCGGCGATTGCAACGTTGGGGACTCCTTAAACCTGACGCTCAGCAATATAACGCTGAGTTAGCTAGGGAAGGGAGTGCATACGGTAGACTGGCAACAGTCGACCTTAGCAGCGCCTCTGACTCGATCCACATGGGTCTTGTCACGCAGCTTCTCCCACCGCTGTGGGTTGACCTCATAGAGCTTATGAGGTCGCCCATGGCAGTTCTTCCTGACGGAGAGCTAAAACTTCTCCGAAAGGTATCCTCGATGGGTAATGGTTTTACGTTTGAGTTAGAGACCTTGATCTTTTATGGCCTCTGCTCAGCGGTAATTGAACTATTAGCCTCGAAGGATATGGACCATCGATGCACCGTTTTCGGGGACGACATAATTGTCGACCGAGGGCTGGTGGCACCGTTGGAGGAGGTCTTGCATTACTTGGGGTTCGAAATGAACCGCAAGAAGACCTTTTCCGATGGTTATTTCAGGGAGTCGTGCGGAAAGCACTACTTTGCTGGCATCGATGTGACGCCCTTCTACATTCGTCTGCCTGTTGATACAGTATCAAGAAAATACTGGGCAGCGAACACGGTACGCAGGTATTCTCGCATGCCGTGGGGGTTAGACTCTACTTATCTGCCAGTTTATAATGGCATAATTAGTAGTATCCCAGACTTCTTCAGGGAAAACTTTTTAATACCTGAAGGGGTCGGAGATATTGGATTAATGGTCGACTGGGATGAAGCACGACCCAGTCGAAAATCCAACGGTCTGGACGCTTGGTCCTTCACTGGGCTCCTTCCTAGAAATAGGCGGAAGTCCCTTGAGGGTCAAGGTCTGCTCCTTAAGTGTCTCCATAGTTTGGAGCTAAGTAGGAGCGGTCCCGATGTAGAAACTGACCTTGTATCCCAAAAGATCGGGGTACTTGATGCCTATGTTGATTGGCTCAAAGTTGACTCGGTGAGGACGATGAATCCTCTCCGGGAAGACATAGAGCTGTTGGCACAGGTAATCTGTCAGCGTGACGGGCTTGGTGAGGTAGAACGCACTTCTGTCCCGGAGCCGCAAGGCTTCAGGATTAAGAAGGGTATGCTATCTCAACGGTGG